GGTCGCTCGCATTCTGTACACTTTTTGCGCTTTTTCGTCCTAAAAATTTGCCCGACATGGGCGCTTTTCCCGACATGGGAGGTTAGCTGTCATGCCTGGTCATGGCCCGGCGCCGAAACCGGCCGATATGCGTGCTCGCCGCAATGTTGATCCCATTGCGATGCGTGTGATGACACCCCAGGCCGTGACTCAGCCGAAGTTGCCACCGCGGTATGTGGTTGTCGGTAAGGAGCGGGTGAGGCGTGCGTGGCCGAAGCCGACTCGTGATTGGTGGCAGATGTGGGCCGATAGTCCGTTGTCGGACGAGTTCACGGCCACGGACTGGTCGGAGTTGGCGGCTACTGCGCTGTTGCACGCCGCGGTGATGGACGGCTGCCTGAAATATGCGGCTGAGCTGCGGTTACGTGTCGCTAAGTTCGGTGCGACACCGGAGGATCGGGCGCGGTTGCGGATCACATTCGTGACAGCCGACAAGGCTGAGCAGAAACCCCCGGCCAAGCCGCGAACCGACCGGTACCAGGGTTTGCGGGCGACCAGCTAGTCCGGTGTAAATGCCCTGGCGTGGTCCCGAGTTCGATGGCGAGTTGCCGACGCTCGGGTTCGTGTTCCTTGACTGGTGTTACGACAATCTGGTGGTTCCCGATGGGCCGCTGGCGGGTGAACAGTTCCTGATGACCCCTGATCAGGCTCAGTTTTGGCTGAATTTCTATGTGCTGCACCCTGTTTCGGGTCGGCGGGTGAACCGGCGGGCGGTGTTGTCGCGGGCGAAGGGGTACGGCAAGTCCCCGGCGATGGCCGCATATGCCATTTTCGAGGCGCTCGGCCCGGCTGTACCGGCCGGTTGGGACGCCGCAGGGGAGCCGGTCGGGGCTTTGTGGCGGGATTTCGGGTTCAAACCGAAGGTTCAGATCCTCGGTGTGTCGGAGGATCAGACGGCGAACACGTGGGACCCGCTGTTGGACATGATCCGTAATGGTCCGCTGGCCGATGAGCCGGGTGTCGAGGCACTGGAGACGTTCGTCAACGTGCCGCGGGGCCGTATCGAGGCGGTGACGAGTTCGGCGACATCGCGTGAGGGTTTCCGGCCGGTCGCGGCGGTGTTCGACCAGACCGAGGCGTGGATACAGAGCAACGGCGGGCTTCGGCTGGCCGCCGCGGTACGTAGAAACCTGACGAAAACGGACGGGTCGTCGATCGAGACACCGAACGCGTTCAGGCCCGGGCAGGACAGTGTTGCCGAGGCGTCACACAAGGCGTGGTTGCTGCAGCAGGAAGGCAAGCTGCGCAACGAGACGGGTATCTACTTCGATCACCGCGAGATGCCGCCGGACATCGACATCACGGATCGGGATTCACTGTGGAACGGGTTGCGGTACGCCTACGGATGCTCCGCGGACGCGCCATGCGCCCTGGCCGAACGCGGTGACCATCCCGCCCATGAGCCCGGATGGGTGAATCTGGACCGTGTCATCGCCGATTTCTGGGACCCCGCCACCGACCCGTCGGATGCCCGGATGTATTTCGGCAATCAGATCACCTCCGCTTCGGATGCGTGGGTGAGCGCGCAGGAATGGTTGGCGTGCGGCCCGCAGCGCGGCGACGAGCCGCGGGTGATTGATCGGCGGGAACCGATCGTGCTCGGTTTCGACGGATCACGCTCACGGGTGAGAGGCAAAGCGGACGCCACCGCGCTGATGGCGGTGACCGTCCGCGACGGGTACGCGTTCGATGAGCCGTCATGGACGTGGGAACAGCCGGACGGCGCCCCGGACTGGGAGGTGCCGGCCGTCGAGGTCGATGCGACGGTGCGGGAGTGTTTCAAACGGTTCAATGTGGTTGGGTTTTACGCTGATCCGGCGCGCTGGGAGTCCTACGTCGCGGATTGGGAGTCCGTTTTCGGGGCGAAATTGAAGGTGAAAGCCTCTGTGCGGCACCCGATTTCGTGGTGGATGACCGGTATGCGCGGCGTCGTCGTCGCGAAGGCGATAGCGCAGTCGCACACCGCGATCATCAACGGGGAGATGGCGCACAACGGGTCTTCTGCGCTGACTCGCCATGTCCTCAATGCGCGGGTGAAGATCCGCGGCGATCAGAAACACCTGGGTAAAGAGTTTCCCGACTCGGTGAACAAGATCGACAAGGCTGTAGCACTGGTGATGGCATGGCAGGCCCGCACGGATGCGGTGGCCGCGGGCCTGGCCGAGGTGAAGAAGCGGCAGGCGCCGCGCCGAATCTACTGACAGGAGTTAGTGCGTTGGCGTTGACTCCCGATGGCTGGTTATGGCGCTTGGCGCAGCAGATGGATATGCGCAGGGGCCGTCTCGAGGTCCTGCGGTCCTATATGGACGGCAACGCTCCACTGCCCGAGGGTGTGGATGGGTGCCGGGAGGCGTACCAGAAGTTTCAGCGCAAATCGCGCACGAACTTCGGTGAACTGGTCGTCGATGCGGTCGCCGAACGGATGTGTATCACCGGATTTCAGGTTGGCGAACAGGACAATTCGGTGGCGTGGGACATCTGGAAACGCAACCGGATGGCCGTCAAGAGTTTCGACGTGTTCCGGGACATGCTCGGCCTGTCGGCCGGGTATCTGATGCTGTCGCCGGGGCCGCGCGGCGTGGTGATCACCCAGGAGCGACCCGAACAGGCCGTCACCGAATCTGATCCGACGCTGCCCGAGATCGTTCGGGCCGGGTTGAAAATCTACCGCGACGGCCCCGAGGGCGCGGATTTCGCCTTCCTGCACCTGCCCGGGGTGGTGCGCAAGTACCGGCGGCCGTCGACCGACAATAACGGCATTCTCAAGACGTTGCCTTACGCGACCGAGGGTTGGGAGCTGGTCGCGGAGTCCGGCACCGGGCTGTCGTTCGTGCCGATGTTCCCGTTCGACAACCGTGAGCGGCGCGGCGAGTTCGAGACACATACCGATCTGCTGGACCGCATCAACTGGATTATTCTGCAGCGGCTGGTGATCACAGCGATGCAGGCGTTCCGTCAGCGCGCATTCAAGGGCGATTTACCGTCTGAGGACGACGACGGCAACGAGATCAACTACGGGGATATGTTCAAGCCGGGGCCGGCCCAGTTGTGGCAGCTCCCTGAGGGTGTGGACATCTGGGAGTCTCAACCCGGTGATCTGACGCAGATCCTCGCGGCAGCCAAGGACGATGTTCGCGATCTCGCCGCGGTGACCCGCACCCCGATCTCGGTGTTCGTGCCCGACGGCGCCAATCAGACCGCCGAGGGTGCGGCGTTCGCGCGTGAGGGCCTGGTGTTCAAGACAACCGACCGCGCGGCGCGGGCCGGGGCGGTGATGGCGGCCGCGATGGCGGGTGCTCTGGCGATCGAGGCCGGTGAATCGACGCCGGTTGAGGACGTGGAGACGTTGTGGGCGCCGTTCGAGGCGCGGTCGCTGTCCGAGCGTGCCGACGCATCGACGAAGGCCGCCGACCTGCCGTGGCGCACCCGTATGACCGATGTGTGGGGGTTCTCGCAGGAGCGGGTCGACGAGATGGAAGCTCAGCGCGCCGCAGACGCAGCCCTGACGACAGCATCTGCCCCGCCGAATGAACTTCCTCGCGATATAGGCGAGGTTTTGCCCGACACGGGCACCTGAAAACACCCGACACGGGGAGTCATCTGATGAGTGAAACCGAAACAGAACCGGCGGCCGATGCCGACAAGGCCGCGCCGAAACCGGACGCGGCACCGGAAACGCCCGAAAAGCCCACCCAGGGCGAGAAGGACTGGAAAGCCGAGGCGGACAAGTGGAAATCGCTTGCCCGCAAGCATGAGGATCAGTCGAAGGCCAACGCCGACAAGGCCAAGCAGTTCGATGAGATCACCGAGGCGCAGAAGTCCGAACTGGAGAAGGCCAACGACCGGGCGGCGCAGGCCGAGGCGCGCAACGCCGAGATCGAGCTGCGCGCGTTGCGGGCCGAGGTGGCTGCGGCCAAAGGTGTTCCGGCGACGCTGCTGTCCGGTTCAACGCTGGAGGAGCTGGAAGCGTCAGCGGATGCGCTGATCGCGTTCCGTGGCGCTCAACCGCCACCCGATTTCGGTGCCGGTGACCGCGGAGGCGACGCCGGGAAACCATCACAGATGACTCGCGATGAACTGAAACGGCTCTATGCGGCCGGGAAGCACGTCGAGATCGAACAGGCCCGCAAAGAGGGCCGTCTCGACGGGCTGTTCACCAAAACATAACCCCTAGAAGGAGGTTGACGGACAATGGCCGTCGATACATTCATTCCCGAAGTCTGGGCGTCGCAGCTGTTGATCGCCCTCCAGGCCCAGTACGTGTTCGCTCAAGGCGGTGTCATCAACCGCGACTACGAGGGCGAGATCTCGGCCTACGGCGACACTGTGCACATCGGTTCGTTGTCCGCGCCGACGGTGGCCACGTACACGAAGAACTCGACCGCGATCGACCCGCAGACGTTGACCACCGCGGATCAAACCCTGCTGGTCGACCAGTCGAAGTACTTCGCGTTCGAGGTCGACGACGTCGACGCGCGGCAGGTCCGAAACAATGGCGACCTGATGTCGAAGGCTGCGTATCTGGCGGCGCAAGCGCTGGTGTCCACGACCGACGCGTTCCTGTCGGGTCTGATGACCACCGGCGCGGGAACAATCCTCACCGCCCAGGACGTGGGCACCGCCGACGCGGCATATCTGCTCATCCGCAAGCTGCGGGTTGTGCTCGATAAGGCCAATGTGCCCGCCACGGGCCGGTTCCTGATCGTGTCGCCGGAACTTTATGCGGTGCTTCTGGGTGATGCCCGGTTCATCAACACCGCGGCGTATGGGTCCAGTGCACCGATTCTCAACGGTGAGGTCGGCAAGATCATCGGGTTTACGGTGATGGTGTCCAACACCCTGCCGGCGGGCACCGCCGGGACCGGTGCTGAGGTGTCGAACTTCGTGGTGGCGGGTCATTCGATGGCCACCACGTTCGCCGATCAGATCAACAAGGTGGAGGCCTACCGGCCACAGAACTCGTTCTCCGACGCGCTGAAGGGCCTGCACCTGTACGGCGCAAAGGTCGTTCGACCCGAGGCGCTCGCGGTGTGCGATGTGGATGTGACGGTCGCCTGATAGCGGCCCCCGTGGGGGCGGGCCGACCAGCCCGCCCCCACCCCGTCAAACAGAAAGAGAGGCCAGATGGCCGCCGTCCAGGTCACTGTGAAGAACAATTCCGGTCAGACCGTGACGCTCACGCTCGACGACGAGACCGACGCCGAGCGCATCGAGTATTTCCAAACACTCAAACGCCGCGGCGATATCGTCGACGTGTCGGTGAAGAAACCAGCAACGGCGAGTCATTCCACACGCGCGCAACACAAACCCGGTGGCGGTAGTGGCGGTACTGGCGACGTCATCTGACGTAGAGACCGCGATAGGCCGGTCGTTGACCGGCCCCGAAACCGCTCGGGTGGCTCAATTGCTGGCCACCGCATCCGATGCGGTGACGGCCGAGGCGAACGGGTTTCGGTTCGCGCCTGGCGACTACACGGCGGCGCGTCGAGTCCGCCGCGGCCGGATCCGGTTGCCCGCAAAGGTCGATTCGGTCACCTCGGTGTCCGGTGTGGATGAGCGAACCGGGCTGGCAACCCCGCTCACCGGCTGGACGCTGGCCGGTAACACGGTGTACGGGGTGGATGCCTGCATGGCCATTGTCGAATTCACCGTCACAGCTGCGGTTCCTGCGACGGTCGTCGCATTGGTTGCGGGTGTGGTGGCCGCGACGGTCACGGGACCGGTAGCCGGTGCGCAGTCGATGGGCGCAGGGCCGTTCACGGTGAGTTTCGTCGACGGAACCGGCCGGGTGTGGCTGTCGAAGTCGGACAAAGCGATCCTGGCCCGGTTCCGGTCGCCGAAACCGGCGATAGAACTGGTCGTGTGAATGTTCGGCCTGCCGGTCATCGCGGAACAGGTGACCCGTCATCGTGGCGGTGGCCGTGACGAGAACGGCAGGCTCATCCCCAGCACGTCGACGTCGCTGACGGCTATCGGAGTGGCCCCGGGCGCCGGTAGTGAGCGGCTGGAGCGTGGCCGTGACGGCGAGGACATCGCCTACACCGCCTACTTCCCGACCGGCACCGACCTTCTCAGCGCCGATGAGCTGACGCTGCGCGGGCAGCGGTTCCGCATCGTCGTCAACGAATGGCGCACCACACCGCCGCTGCCCGGCGGCCTGGAGGTGCTCTGCATGCGGGCTCAAGGATGAATTTCCAGCTCGACCTCAACGGCGGCGCTGAGGTGCTCAAGGAGATCGCGGCCGCCCATATCGCCGAACTGGGTAATCAGCTCGCCGCCGCAGCCGGTAAGGACGCCACGGTTGAGCTGCTCGTCACCGACCGCGCCAAGGCGCGGGTCAGCGTTCCGGCGGAGTTGCAGGCCAAAGACGGTGTGCTGACCCGCGCGGCCGCCGAACTCGGCCTGGAGGTGCGGCCGGCCCCGGTTCGCAAACGCAAGCCCCGCGCCGAGGGTGAACCGGCCCGCAAGCGCACCCGGCGCAGGAAGACCGCCAAGTGACCCGCGAGCCGGTCGACGTGGCGCGCCTGGTCAAAGACTGGCTCAAGACTGATCTGGCGGCCCGGTTCCCGGAGCTGTCGGTGCGCCTCGAGCTGCCCGCGGACTGGTCGCTGGGGTCCGATCCGGTGCTGATGGTGGCCGACGACGGCGGACCGCTGGATGACTGGCCGGTGGCGACGGCACCGTCGATCCGGGTCACGTCGTGGACGTCGGGCCGGGACACCACCTACGCCTACGCCGCGATGGCCCGACTGCTCACCGCTCGTGTTCCCGGTGTGGCCGCGGTGCTGCCCGGGACCGCGTTCCTCGAGGCGCGCGACTCTCGGACGGGCGGGGACCTCACGTCGTTCACCGTGGCGACCAAGGTCCGCCTCCGTGAGCCCGAGATAACGACCGCGCCCGGTAGTTCGACGCTGCCCGCCGTGCTGCCGTTCGTCCTCGGGTAGCGCACACAGTATTCGGCCCCAGCCCGGTCCCGGGTGGGGAGTTCCCAACGCCCGCAAGGGCAATGCACCGCCCTTGAAGGAGGGAAAAATCGCATGGCCATCAATCCCGACGCCACCCTGATCCCAGACGAAGCCGAAGTGTGGTTTGTCCTCAAGGCTGATGTCGCCGACATCGCCGACTACATGCCCACCGATCCGACCGATGACCTCGAAGCGCTCGGATGGGAGGAAGTCGGACTGATCGACGACGCCAAAGGCATCCCGCTCGATCCGTCCGGCGAGATCAAGGAATTCGACGCCTTCGGGCACCCCGCGTTCCGGGTGAAGTTCAAGAAGGGCAAGCTGAAGTCCGGGTTCACCGCGCTCGAAACGAACTCGGTGACAAAGAAATTCGTTCTCCCGGGATCGGCGTCGAACAAGCGGGGTGTTCCCCGCGACGTGCAGGGGTATCTGCTGTACCGGTTCGTGGATGAGGAACGGGCTACGGCGTGGGTGCAGCTGCGTCCGGCGCTCATCGAGCTGAAAGGTCACGGCGGCATCATCGACGGGGAGCTGTCCTATGCGGAGCTGACAGTGCATCACACCGCCGACGCGAACCGCGACGTGTTCCAGGTGGTGGACTACACGGCCGATGACACGGTGAAGACGTTCACGATCGCCGGGGGCGTGACGTCCTACACCGTGACCGTGGACGGGCAGACCACGGCGTCGATCGCGACGAAGACCGCGGCGGCGTTGCAGTCCGCGTTGCGTGACCTGTCAACGGTGGAGGCGCTCGACGTGCCCGGCGTGACGGTGACCGGCCCCAGCGGCGGGCCGCTGGTCGCCACGTTCACCGGGACTGTGACCACGGTGTCGGCTACCGGTACCGGCGGGACGGTCACCGTCTCATGACGGCGGCGGCCGAGAATCCGATCCCGATCAACGCGCCACGCCCCCAGGATCACAAGGCGAAGAAGTCCGCGCAGGCACGCCAGGCCGAGGCGGACGGCTACGTCGACATCGAGCAATGCGGCGTGACGCTGCGTATCCCGATCGCGGGCAAGGTGCCACTCAAGGCGTATATGGCGTTCAAGAACGGCGACGAGATCGGCGGCACCGAGGCGTTGCTTGGGGCTGAGCAGTGGGCGGCGTTCCTGGCCACCGAGCCGACTGTCGACGACTTCGCCGCGGTGGGGCAGAAACTCACTGATCTGGTGGGAAACTAGTTGGCCTCCTCGCGCTGCTCGATGAGCACGGCGACGAGATAGAGGCCGACCTGCAGCGCTTCTACCAGCTCGACCTGTGCGACTTCTACCGCGGTGACCTCTCGGTGCGCCGGCTGGGTGTCCTGGTACGGCAGCTGCCGGCCGAGTCGAGGCTAGCTACCGCGCTCAACGACGGACTCCCGGTGTGGGGTACCACCGATCATCTGCTGGCCGACCTGTGGGCGTTGACGGCGCGGGCGCATTCCGAGAAGGACTCACTACCAGAGTCATTCGACCATCCGGCCCGGGCCGAGATGACCGTCAAAGCGAAAACCGAACACCTCAAAGCGCTCAAAGAGAAGTACCGGAAACGCAAAGCTCAACGGCGACAAAACAAGGGGAGGTGACGCGATGACGACCATAGGTTACGCGACTCTGCAGATCATCCCCTCCCTCAAGGGCGTGACTGACGCTATCGACAAGCAGATTGACGGCAAGGCCGTTGAGATCATCGTCGAGCCGAAGGTCGACCCGAAGGCCGCCGACACCGCCGGTAAGAAAACCCGCGAGCAGGTTGAGAAGCACACCAAAGAAGTCAGGGTCGAACCTAAAGTCGACCAGGCCGCCAGCCAGAAGACCGGGAAGGCGATCGGTGAGGCGATCACCGCCGGCCTGGAAGGTGTCGGCGTGGGTGCGGGCCGCACCATCGGTGAACGGCTGTCGGCGAACATGTCGGAGTCAATGAAGCGCACACTGCCCGCTATCGGCGGCGCGGTGGGTGGCATGTTGGGGGCGACGATCGGCCAAGGTCTGGCCAATGCGCTTAACTCGGAACGGCTCGCCAAGGCGGGGCAGGCCATCTCCAGCGGGCTGACGAAGGCGGTGGAGAAAATAAACCCCGGCTTGCAGATCGCGAAAACGGTCGGCAACGGCATATCCGGCGGGGTCGACAAGGTCACCGCCGGTTTCGCCAACATCACCGCCGGGGTGTCGAACCTAAAGGACATGCTCGGGGAGGATTCTTTCGCCGCGGGACCTTTGGATGCTTTCTCGGGTGCGCTGGCGAAAGTCGCCCCCATCATCGAGGCCGTGACCGTCGCTCAGACCCTGTGGAATGTCGCCATGTCGGCGAATCCGATCGGGCTGGTGGTGATCGCGATCGGCGCACTGGTCGCGGGCCTGGTGTGGTTTTTCACGAAAACTGAGCTGGGGCAGAAGATCTGGAAGGGCTTCACCGAGTATTTGAAGGTGGCGTGGGAGGCCATCAAGGTTGCGTTCAGCGCTGCGTGGGATGTCATCAAAGCCGTGTGGGAGGCGATGGTCACCAAAGCCGGCGAAGTGTGGAACGGCATTAAGGACGCGTTCGGCAACATCGTCGACTTCTTCGGGAGCCTGCCCGGCAAGATCGCGACCGCCGCGTCGGGTATGTGGGATTGGCTCAAGGACGGGTTCAAGTCGGCGCTGAACTTCATCATCGACGCCTGGAACGGGTTCCGGCTGGAACTGAAGGTGCCATTCACTGATTCAACATTCACCATTGATACGCCCGACCTTCCGCGGCTGTCCGGTGGCGGCTACACCGGGAACGGCCCTGCCGGCCGGATAGCCGGGGTGGTGCACGGCGGTGAATACGTCATCCGCAAGTCGTCGACCGATCGGCTACAGGCCAACTACCCGGGGCTATTGCCGATGCTGAACGGCTACGAGTCCGGCGGGCTGGTCGCCGGAACGGCGGAACTGCGCAGGATCATCAGCGAGCGGTTCGGCATCACCGACATCGGTGGGTGGCGGCCGCGGGACAAAGCCGGGGAGCATGTGACGGGCCGCGCCCTGGATGTGATGGTCGGCAATGACCGGGCGAAGGGTGACGCTGTGAAGGCGTTCGCGTTGGCCAACGCCGCGGCGATTGACCTGAAATGGGTGATCTGGCGCCAACACCTCACCTATGCGAATGGCACCGGCTACGACCAGCCCGACCAGGGCAACCCGACCGCCAACCACATGGACCACGTACACATCTTCTCGGGGCCGGGAATCACCAACGGGCTACGCGGCGCGCTGGGCGGGCTGGGGGTCAAACCCGCCATGCAGGCACCCGCAACCGCTCCCACGCCGACTCCCGCCGTTCCTGCGGTCAGTCCCGCGCCCGACACAGCAACCACCCCAGCGGCATCGTCGTCCTCGTCGAGCGTGAGTATGCCGTCGTCGTTCTCCGGGCTGGCCGGTTGGGGGCTCAACGCGCTGCCGAACCCGACTGCGGGCCTGCCCGATGAGAGCCCTTGGAAGCAGGATAGTGCGAAGAAGTTTGCCGAGGCCGGCGCTGCCGCGGTGTCCGGTCAGGTGGCTTCTGCGCTCAACGTTTTCGGCATCCCCGACGCGCCGCCGTTTCTGCAGGCCATCTCCCATTTCGTCGGTGGTATCAAGGTGGGCCGCACCGGCGGGTCGGCGGCCCCGGTGTCCGCTACCCCGATCATCCGGGGGGCGCCCGACGTCGGCGGTATGGCCGGTGCGACGAACGGGAGGCCCGCCTCGGTGACCAACTACAACATCCGCACCGCACTCACCGAGGACGCTTTCATCGCGGCGCAGCGCAAAGAACGTGAACGCGCCGCTGCGAGAACGATGAGGTGGTAGGTGGCGGTAGCGACAATCACCCTGGAATCGTCCAACGGTGACTCGGTGGTGGTGTCCGCACCCAACGACGACTACCTCGACGACGACATCATCCTGGACACCGACCCGCAGGGCGTTTATGACACCGGTTTCACGGTGCGCACCCAGTCGGGGGCGTTCGAGCCGGGCGGGCGGATCGTCGGGGAATCCATCCCGATCCGCGAACCCGTCCTACCATTCTGGCTGACCCCCGCATCACGGCCGAGGTTTCAAAAGCTGTGGGGCACACCGGGAAACTTCCGCAAGGTCAAATACCACTACGACGGGCCGTCCGGGAGGCGCAGCCTGACCCTGAAGCTGGCCAAGGAAATTCAGTACACCACTGAGGACGGTTTCGACGCCGACATAGACCAGACGTATCACGCGGTCGTGTCGGCGCTCGCCGTCAACCCGATGTACGAGTCGGCCGAAGACGTCGCCGAATGGGTGAACCCCGGCAACTGGGCCGTCTACATCGCCGCCACCTCAGGCACGTTCAAACTCGGTTTCGCCGGTGTGCTGACCGATCCCATCGCCTATAACGCTTCGGCCGCGACGATACAGACGGCGCTAGAAGCCCTGCCGGCATTCGAGCCGGGTGACGTCACCGTGACGGGCACCGCTCAGGAGTTCACCGTCCTCACCCCGTCCGACATCCCCGGCGAGCTGACCGTCGACAGCGCCGCCCTGGCGCCGATCTCCTTCAGTCTCACCCTCGGTGAGCTGAACTTCACCCTGACCGTAGGCGGGGAGACGACCGCTCCGATAGCATTTTTCTCGTCGGCATCGACGATAAAAGAGGCGCTGGAACAGCTTTCGACGGTCGGTGAGGACGGGGTCAGCGTCTCAACCACATGGTTCGGTTTCACGCTGGGGTTCGTGTCCGGCCCGCTCAACGGTTTTCTGGCCGCCCTGTTCAGCGGGCAGTCCACGGCCGGGTTCCACGTCGCCCGCGTGGTCAACCAGCCGAACACCGGCTGGTTCGAGGTGTGGAACCCCACCGATCAACCGCTGTGGCTGGAATGGACGTTCGACCCGGCGCTGGCGTGGCGGTTCCCAGATTTCGGTTTCGGACAAGAGCGCAAATGGGGCCGTGCGGTAGGGCAGGACGCCGCCCGCATGATCGTCAGTCCCGAACTCGAACAACTGCTTTCGGTGATGTCCGATCCGTTCATGGACACCTATGTCAGCGCCGATTTGTCGAACGCGGCCGGGTTGTTCAACGGTGTCGAGCCGCTCTACGCCGTCCCGCCGTACACGGGTACCGAGGAAGCTCCGGTGGTGGTGCCGGTGGTGTGCCTCGGGCCGGTCGCTGCGACAGCGACGCTGCGGCAAAGACGTTTTTGGTCGGCAGAGTCCGGCCTCGAGGACACGCCGTGACAGCGACGTTCGCCGAGCCGTATACGGGTTCGGACCACGACGACTTCGTCGCGTGGGCGCGCGAAGTGCGGGAGTACCGCATCGAACGCGCGCACGACCGCCCGCACATCCGGCTGTATGACGGGGACTGGGTGTACCGCGGCACCGTGTACGGCGAGAACGCCGGCTCACTGAACATCATCGTCAACGAACCCGGAACCATCTCACTTCGCCTGCCGATCGACCTCGACGAGCCGCGCCGCACCTGGGCCGCGTTCTGGGCCTTGGATGAGGAAGCCCGCGGGACCAGCAACATCCACATCATCGTCGAGACGATGGGCGCCCGTATCGGCGGCCGGATGAAAGCGAAGAACGGTGTGCGGCTGGTACGCAACGCCGCCGGCGATGAAGTCATCATCGATTTCTTGGACGACATCGCCGAACTCCAATACGTGCACACCGCGGGAAACCCTTTCCTCCCAATATCTTTGATTCAGCAGCCAAAGGCGTGGATGCTGCTTATGCAGGCCGACCACGGGATTCTGCTGACGATGGCGGCGAACATGCCGCGCCTGCAGCTGGCCAACATTGATATCGGCGGCATCCTGGATCTGCTGGACCCCACGAACTGGACTGTCGAGGGTGCCACCGACGCACTCGGTGGGCTTTGGCAGCACTCGCAGATCGTGGTTAAGCCGCGCATCATCGGGGACTCGGCCGCGCCGCTGGCGCTGATCGTCGGCAGCATCCGCACGTCCATATTCGACGTCGCGGCCCCGATCGTCGAGGACGCCGAAATACAGTGGGATCTGCGGCGCTGGCTAGACGGTGACCCGGAGCCGTGGCCCGGCGCGGGCACGTGGTGGATACGCAACGGGACGCTGATCGTCGACCTCGTGGACAAGTCGGGTTTCCGTTCCGGCACCTCGCTGGGCGGGAACTTGTTGACGGGGCTCACCCGCACGGTTGCCGGGCTGCTGTCGAATCATGTCGAAGATAGCTACGACCTGTTCACGGGTGAGACCATCGACGAGACCGGCTACCGGCTGCCCGGGTTCCTGGGCACCGAGGCACCGCACCCGTATGTGATCTACCGTGACGGTGACATCACCGGCATTCAAACCAGCGAGTTCGCCCGTTCCCCGGGCGGCCCCGGGCGGATAACCGTGGGCGGCCAGTCGATGCCTGGCGTTAACGAATTGATAAGTGCGGCGATCAATTACGGCGGCGATGTTGCGGGGGACAACATCGATGCGGTCATCGCCGCCGGTTTGGGTGGCAGCGCCGGCTACACGTTGTCCGTGGGCTCGCTCGGCGGTGCTGCCGATGCGTTCCTCGCTCCGATCTACCGTGATTCGATCCTGGCGTACATGTCGGTGCCGCTGCTGGCGCGGGTCGCTAAGCAGGGCTGGGGTCATTACCTTGAGACCGCCTCGACGACTGTCACGCAGGCTTTCACCGCCGCATCCGTGATGGACCTGCGTGCGCGTCGCCGCGAAACCGACCCTGACACGGCGTTCACCTTGCAGGTCGCCAACGCGGCGCCGTGGCTGATCGGCGCCAACGGGTTCGGGCATTGGTGGCTTGGTGACCGTGTCGGCGGCACATCGAAGTATCTGATGCCGCGGGTGTTCGTGCGGCGCTGCCGAAACCTCGACATCGACTGGGACGTAAACGGGTTGAGGATAGACGCCAAGTTTGGCGACACCCGCCCCGAGGTCGACGGACTCGACCGGATAACCCGAATCATCACCCAGGCCATGTCCGGGCTGACACAGATAGGTTTGATGTGAGCGAACTTCCGTTGAGCCTGGAGTCGGCTAAAGCCATCGCGGACAAGGTTATCGGGGAAACGGTCATCCCGAAGAAGGTGCCCGCCGTCGATGACATCGACGGTCAGATCGCCGCGGTGGGTGCCGCGATGGCGGACGCGCTGATGACAGCTACAGAGACACCGCTGCACGTGCTCTCACCTGTGGTTGGGGCTCTGTCCGCGCAGCTCGTCGCGTTGGGGATCCGTCAGACCGAGCATGTCGACCAGGCCGCGGTGAACGCGCCGACGTGGGTCATTGACGGTATGCGCCAGGAGTCGGTGAAGCTGCCCGATCCGCCCGCGCATACCGAGGCGGAGCCATTCGTGGAGCGCACCGCGACCGCCCCGCCGCAGCCCCGGCGAATCAGTTCGGCCTCGCGGGCAGTTCGCCTGTGACCACCCCCGGTGGTGTCCCGAACCTGCCAACCGGCGCGCTGACCCTCGACACCCTCGTGGGCAAGCTGCACGACATGTCCCCGTCGGCGATGCGCGGCCGCGGCGCCGCGCGGGTGCCGGCTATATTCGATTCGTCCATGGGTGGCAATCCCATGTCGGATTACAGCTTCCTAGGGCTGATGATGCAGCTGTGGGGCGGTTTCAGTTCGGCCATCGCCAACGCCGACCCCGCCGACATCACCGGCCCGGATGATCTGCCGGGCCTGCTGGTCACCTTCATCGAGGATCTGCCGATCGTCGGCGAGTTCGTGACGCTGATGAAAGAGGTCATTAACGGCACCTTCGATATCGGCGACGTGGTGACGGCGATCGAGAACAGCTTCAACACCCTGGGGTCGATGCTGGGGTTGCCTAGTCCACTGTTCGACGTGGATGCCATGGTCGACTGGTTTTCGCAGAACTTCCCGCTCGTGAGCGGTTTGATAGACGCGGTGCTGGGGGGTTTGGATCGGGTGCCGCTGTCGGCGATCGTCGGCGGCGCAAGCAACTATCTTGCCAATCCACACTTCACGTCCGGGGCGCTGTCCGCTGTTGCGGATTGGTCGATAGACACGACCGGGACTCACAGCACGGGTGTTGAGGGTGCCGGTTCGGTGTCGGTCACCGCCGACGGCTACGAGCATTCCTTGTACTCCAACCGGATGGGCGTGTCGGTCGGCCAGGAGGTGCCGATGTCGGTGTGGGTGGACTGGTCGGAGTTGGCGTCGGCCGGTTCGCCGATCCGGCTCTACGCCGTGCCGTTCGACGCCGCCGACGCCGAGTTGCCGTGGGTGCTGCTGGACTCCATCACGTCACCACCGGGCAATGCACCGGATTGGACGCAACTCGTCGGCGAATACACCGTGGCCTCCGGGGTGGTTGAGGTGTCGATGTTGCTGCATGTGGATGCCACGGCGATAACGGGCACGGTGCGGTTCTCCGACGCGGTGCTGGATAAGGACATCGTCGGCGATATCGCGCCGCTGGAATGGGTTGAGGAGCTTGTTCCGAGCCTGAACGGCCTTGAGCAGTACACGCAGGATTTGGTGGACGCCGGGATAGGTGTGGTGACCGGCATTTTCGGGTCCGGTGGGACTGTCGCCGAGTGGATCGACGAGGTGACGTCGTGGTTCGACGACACGCAGGCCACGGCCGGGCAGGCGTCGGATGCGCTGGCTCAGGGTGTCGGCGTCGCACAGTCCATGTTCAACACCTGGTTCGGTGTGTCCACGGCGACCGGTGCCACAAGTGAAGTGGCGCAAACATTTTCGGCGGTGCGCGCCAGTGTTGCGGGCGGATACACATTGCAGACGTTCACCGCGAACAATGCGGCGTGGGCGCCGCCGTCGTCGTTGCGTACCGCTGCGGAGGCGTACGCGGTGGGGATCGGCGGTGGTGGTAAGGGCAGGTCGGGCACCATCAGCACCGGCGGCGCGGGCGGTACCTCGGGCGGGTTTGTGTCGGTGAAGATAGACCCGTCCACGTTGGCGTCCACACTGGAGGTGACGATCGGTGCGGCCGCGAGCACGGCCGGCGCTAATGGTGGCTTGACCAGGATTAAGAGCGGGTCAACGACTTTGGTTGAGTCGAGGCCAGGTGTGGGGTCGATGTCTGCGGCGGTGGGGCATGTGGCGTCGAGCAGTTTGCCCGGCAACGGCGGTGCCGGCGGCGACGTGGTCGGCAGCAGCGGGACCGCCGGGGTGGCGGGTGATTTGTCGGCGACCGCGACCGGCGGCGCTGCGGGCAGCGGGGCCACAGGCCCTATCGGCGCGACGGCGGGCTCCGGTGGCGCGGGCGGCAACGGCGTTTACACCAATGTTCCGTTGTGCGGGGGCGGCGGCGGTGGTGGCGGCGGCGGGGCGTACACCGGTTCCGCATTAGGCGTCGGGCACGGCGGCAACGGCGGTGCCGGCGGATTTCCGGGCGGTGCGTCCGGTGGTGGCGGCGCGGGCTCGGGTGGCGCGGGCGACGACCCGGGTAGTCCGGGTACGCCCGGCAACGG